TTCCTCTTTATTGAGTCCGGATTTCTTCGCGAGGGGTCCAGCCTGGAGACGCAGAGCCTTACGGCGATCTACGAGCGCCTTGCGACCAGCCCGGTCGAGGTTGGGGGGTGCGCCGCGGCGTAATGACCGCCTATCAAGCTCCGCGCCATCCTCCGCCGAGACCTCCGCAGGGGCTTGCCTCGGCTCTGCGACCCCTGGAATCCCGAAGCCTCTCGCATTGGCCCACTCCTCAAGATCCCTTACGGACCTCTCGCCCCTCCGATCCACGTACCATGTACCCAGAACCTTTCCACTCTTCGCCCGCGCTTGCATGGCAGGGCTCACGAAGATCTTGGAGAATATTTCGTCCCCTGTGGAGAATCCCTTCCCACGGAGCGCGCGTCCCATACGGCCCAGCGTCACCGCAATTTTTCTCAACACTCCCATCACACCAGAGGGGACAGTTTCTCGCTGTGTGGGCACCCAGTCTGCTGCCAGGAACGAAACCGCCTCTTCTACATACGAGTCTGCGACCCAGTTATCCCTCTGCCCCTGTTCGGCATAAAGGTTTTTCGCCTGATCTAGATACGTCGCCCCACGCTGGAGAGGCACCAGGAAAGAATATTCCCGGCCATATCGATCCGCTTGGATGCTCCCGCTCTCCAGGGCCTCGTCCAATGCACGCTTTCGCGCCCGTACCATCGCATTGTGTAGGTCGATCGCGTCCTTTGTAAGAACCTCAGCCTCGGCCCATGCAGAGAGCGTCTTCCACTCCGTAGGAGTGATCAGGCCAACGCGCCTCAGTGCATGAATGCTCTCATGGTTAAGGTCGCTAAGGAGAGAATCTACCTGCTCCCCAATAGACTTCCCCTCGTACCCGGGTCTCATCACAAGCTGGATCACGAATGCCGCTGCATCCATGCCAACCAAATCTTCTTGGGCAGCCGTTTCGTCCAGTCCGCGAATCACATTCGTCTTAAAACTCTGAAGCCCGCGAGACGCGAGGACGGAATTCAATGCCTCCTCAACCTCCTGGAACTCCCTATCCCTCTCCGCCGCCTCCTCTGCGAGGGGCATCTCCTCCTCAAGTACCGCTTCCGGCTCCTCCCGGAAACGGCGTGCCGCTACAGCCTCTTCACCCTCGACAATCCTACCCTCCAATGCCTCTGCACCAGAACGCATTGCCTCCAACTCGCCGCTTCTCTTTTGCGCCTCCGCCTCCGTAGGGAAGAATCCCTTTCGGGAAGAACGCGCAACCCTCCCGTCTGGAGACCTCTTCACTTCTCGGACAAGGAAGCCCTCTTCTTTCGCAAGTGTGTATTCTCGTCCTACGCGCCTCGGCCCTCCCAGGCGCTTTCTGGTCTCCTTGGCAACACGCTCGCCAGCCTCTCGCGCCCGCGTCTTTAGGAGTTCTTGGATGTAAGCCGGAGACGCCAGATACGGGGGAAGCCCTCCGATCCCCTCCCGCAGTGCTCTCCGATATTCTTTCTTCTCCGCAGCCTTCGCAATCTGTTCGATCCGCTCTTTCGCCTTCGCCCTACTGCCCGCTCCGGTAAGCGGCTGACCACTGTCCTTGACGATGTAACTCGCCTCTGCCTTCTTCGCGCGCCTCTTCCTCTGCGCCTCCCCGTGATTTGCATAGGTTCCAACGATCTCGCCCTCGTCATCGCGGACGACCCACTGCGGGATTTCACCATTGACGGTGTACTCAAACACCGTCTCTCGCGGAGCGACTCCCGCTATCTCCTCGGAAGATACGGACTCCACCAACGGAACCGGGTCTCCACGCTCCACCGCAGAGCGGATAATTTTATCTCTCGCCGTCTGGGCAGCGTTTGCAGTCCGGTACGTCTTGGCACTCTCTACACCATCTACTACTAGGCGATGCCGGGTGCGCGTGGGGGCGGACTCGCGAGCAATGAAATTGGATGCCTTCCTAATCTTGTCCGTCAGACCTGGACGCAGGACGATGTCATTCCTCCGAACCGCCTCGGAGAACAACCTATTGTAGGCTTCCTTGCTACCAATCCCTGTGAGGCTCTCCACCTCACCCATTGTTAGGAAGGTTGGAATATCCTTCCCCCGCATGGCATCCATAACCGTGCGATAATCCGCTTCTGTATAAATCGATGCAGAAGGACGCCCGACCAAGACATCCTTGCCATCCACCTTCTCTACGAGACCCTCAAACCGAAACCGCTCCAGAAGGTTCCTTGCTAGTTTCTTTCTGGAATGATCCGGGAGTCGGCCCCTCTTGAGCTTCAACTTCCCAACCAGGAATGTTTCCAGCTCGGACAAAGACACCGAAGTCTTCTTCTTTCTCTTCAGCAGCGCCTTGGCGTAGCTCTCGACCTCGTCCTCTGTGAAAATGCTGAGGGCCGTAGGATAGTCCTGCACCGGGAGAGCGGAGACCCTTGCGTAGATCTCCCGCAACTGGCCCTGATCCATCTGATCCAAACGGAAAATTGGCTTATCCAAATCCTGGTTTGGGATATTCCTAAACGAGAACATGTGGAAGGCTAGATCCTCGGAATTTATCTTCCTCGACTTCGCAATTGCGTGGATATCTTCCGGAGTGACATCACCCCTATTCCGTATCTCTTCGAGCGCCTCCGCCCTCGCCGCGAGATTCTCCTCGCTTTCTTTCTCTAGCTTCTCGACCCTGTCCCGTTCTCCATGGAGAATGATCTGGTCATTGATTTTCTTTCTCTCTGCCGCAGCATTCTGGAACCCGCGCTCGGTTTCCCGGCGCTTATCCTCGTCCATAGACCGGGAGATTGACGACGTAGCCGCACCCATTCCCCCGAACGCCATCCCCGGTGCGAGGGTTGCTAGGGCGATATGGATATATTCCCGAAGAGCGTCCTCGTTTCGGGGGTCTACGGTCAGACCCGCAGCGGCCCTCTCCAGAGCCTGCTGACCGATCTCTCCGACCTCTTCTTCGGCAATGATTGCGAGAGCCTTCTTTACAGGCGAAACACTGTCCCACTTGTTAATCAACTGGCCGACCGCCTTGAACCCCTCTTGTCTCGCCTTCTGCGAAAACAGCATCCCCGTAGCCACCCTCCCACCGGCCAGGAAAGGCGTGAGCGTATTTAGTGCCGTCTGCCCAGACGCAAACGCCAACTGCCTCGCAAGGTTCACATCCTCTACATCTACCTTGCCCTCCTCATACGCGCGCTCAATATTCGTGCTGAAGAATGTCGCTAGCTGCGTACCCACAAATCCAACAAGCCCAGCAGTCGCCGCAGTCACCGCTATCGGGGCAGACGCAGCCGCGAGCGCCGCCGCACCACCCACAGCCACGGAAGGTGCCATTACACCCAGAGAGGAAAAGATCGTCTCTCCACCGAACTCCAGCGCCTTCCCAACCGCGGGGAACAGGCCCTCCAAATCATAAGACTCTACAATATCCTCCAGAGACACTAGGTTCGGGGCAATTCTCCTAGCCTGATCACTTTCCTCTCTAAGTTTCCCCTGTGCAATGTCGTAAGCCTCGTCATCCCCGGTAGCCAGGGCGAAGGCGCTTTGCATCGTGGGTACAAACCCGCCGACCGTCCGAGACAGAGAGGACTTGAAGGCGTCCCCTATACTGCTCTCATCCCCCCCGAAGGCAAACGCATCGGGCCAGCGTCCCCGCGCCAAATCCCGCGCCTCTTGGCGACCTATCCTGTCTGGGAAGTACGCCCTGCGCCCATCCGGAAGCAACAAACCCCAGGTCCCATCCCCGGAACCACTCTCCGCGACCTCCTCTTCCATAGGCTGCCGCACGGGCGATCGGCTGGCAGCCTGATACTCGGCCACCAACTCCGGAAGGAGCGTGTCCATAATCGTGGCAATATAATCACGGGTCTCTGTGTAGGGCGGGACCCCTCCGTATTCATTCACGGCGGTAGGCCCAGCATTGTAATCCGCCAGAGCCAGCGGAATATCATTATCTCTACGCTTTAGGTTTTCCGCCAGTACCTGGACACCACCTCGTATGTTTTGCTCTACATCGAACGGATCCGTCACACCAATCGCCGCAGCGGTATCTGGCATCAACTGCATCAGACCCTGCGCCCCCGCGCGAGACACAGCAGACGGATCCCACTCGGATTCTTGTTGAATTATGGCTTCAACCAGAGGGCTATAAACACCCTCCTCATCGGCAATTCTGCGAGCTATCTCCAGATATTTTTGACGACTCATGCGTACTCAGCCCTGCCCAGCCAAGCCGGGCATCCCCAGTGGTCTGGGAACCGGCGGAGTCTCGTACTCCAGCCGCGAAGAGCTAAATAGCTCCGGATACATGATCGCCAACCGCCTCCGGGCCTCCTCTTTCTCCTCGGCGCTGGAATCCGAACTCTGAAGTATAATTTGCTGCCCTATGACCTGGGGGTTCTTCATGGCATCCGACCGCGTAGAGGTCAAAGCCCTCTGATCCGCCGCGGTACGTGCCCGATTCTCCCAACTCAGATTTCGCGCAGTTTCTCGCTTATCCAATCCCTCTTCCCTCGCAATAAACCTTCGCTCCTGAGACCTCATTTGCTCCACACCGATCTCTGCCTTGATCCGCGCGAGCCTGACCGCCTCATCTCCCTTCTCTCTATCCCCCACCAGAGCACCCATCGAAGATGCAGCCTGCCCCAACGCTTTGCCGATAGTCGGCTGCGTCAGGAACGCGGACGATGCCTCGAAAAGCGCCTGAGCGTTCCTCGCACTACGATCATGGGGAACTGACAGCTCTCCGATGAGTTGTTCCAGCCTGTCCATACCGCTGTCGTCTGAGCGCCCTGCTCCACTTTCCCGCGCAGCGGCAGCCTCCATCGCAGCCTCCCGCGCCGCGGCAGCATCATCACGCTGCCTGCGTACCATCTCATCCCGCGCCGCGGCATCATCACGCTCGGCGGCGGCGGACATGCCTGCCGCAATATTTTCCTCACCGTGGATTACGTCTTTGTGGATTACGTCTTTGGAATCACCCGTAAGTAAACTCCCCACCCCCAACCCGAGGACACCGCCCAACCCTGCTCCAAGCACCTTCTCACCAACGGCCTCCAACCTATTGTCGTAGAGAGACCCGGGTATGTCACTGCGCGGTTGACCTTTCTGATTCACACCACCAATTTTATCCTTAGTCCTTCTAAGATCGGGACCGCGAGAGGGCTTTCCTCCCCATCTTTGCGGGGTTACCGCGTCTACTGCTTCTCCCAATTTCCTCTTAGAGAACTTATAAGCGCCCGGGGCGTACTTGTGTGCCAACTTTCCAAGATTGTAGAGGCGTCTACCTATTATCGCCGGTACCCCCACTCCGATGCCAACGCCGGTAGCAGACGCCGCCATCAGAGCCGCAGTTGTTGCATCAGGACGCACCGCATCCCACAAAGCCCCAGAGATTCCACCCGCTGTCTCCCCCACTTCTCCCCCAACAACATCTCCCACAGGGACCGCCGCGAGAGGATCCAACCACGAAAACTCCTCCTCGGAACGACTAGCCCCTCCCAGCTCCTTCATGGAACCCCACATATCTTCAAAACTGCGTTCGTCATCCTCCGGGCCTCCGTACCCAACCGCGCCTCCGTCTCTCATTCCTCGAATAGCACCGAGACCCGCCTGCTCTGGGGCCATCGGGGGACCTTCGGTCATCTCCGGGGGGAGAGGTTCGCTCCCATAAGGATCAGAAGATTCCATGATGGTTTCCTGAACCATCGAAGTCCCAGGAACCTCCACCGATTCCTGGGCGTAGCGATCCCGCACGTCCTTGCGGCGCTTCACCTCAGAGAACACCAGAAACTGGGGAGATGTACCCGATGGAGCCTGAAGCTCCTCAATCAATCGGGCATCCGGCCAGCTCTTTAGCTCATCCTGCTGGTCTATGATGCTCCTGGGGACATCCACCGCAGTGGTCCCCATTGCACTCCCCACACCCGCTATCCCTAGTCTCGCCATCATTCACCTCTAAGGCTTCATAAGCTGGGCCAAGCCCGCCGCCCCAATACCCGCACCCGCAAGCTGGGATATCAAGGTAGGACCTGGACTCCTCGTCTCCGTCTGCATCCCACCCGGGACGCCACCTAGCAAACCGCTGAGCCACGTCATCTGGTTCTTGGCAAAGTTCTCCTGCCGGTAGAAGTCATCACGCGCCAGATCCATATGCGCCTGATTCATTTCTCTCTGTGTCGCACCGGCCATTTCCATGTCACGGATTCGCTGCTGGGAACGGGCGAGGTTCTCCGTCTCCCTCTGGCTCACTTCCCCCGACTGCGCCAATCTAAACTTTGCCTCGTTAAGGGCCGAAGCGTCTCCCATCCTCGCCGCACTGATCGCAGCCGCTCGATCTCTCTCGAATTGCTGCTGGGCGTCCATAAACGCCGACTGCCGACCCCTAGACTCGATCTCGGATACCACCCTCCCCTGCTGAGCCCCTCCGAGAGCCTGCTCGATCGCCTCCCGATAGCCGCCGCGGGCACCGCTAGACACACGCTCTGCATCCGAACGCATCCCCTGCCGCTCGTATTCTTCCAGCGCCGCCCTCTTCTCCGCCGCAACCACCTGATCCATGTAGGGGGACATGTACTGCTCTGCCGCGGCATTATCGAACTTCCCGAAGTCGAACGCTGACGACTCGTACCCGGGGGCAGCCGCCAAATCAGCGGCATAGTCGCCGTAGGGATCGCCTCTCTCGAATTGTTCCTGGCGTGCCAACTGGCTCGCGGTTTCCATGTCGGAGAAACCCGCAATTCTATCATCCTGGTATTCCTTATAGGGTTGAGTGGCTACCTCCTGCTGACCCCAACCTATAAGCTCTTTATGAGCCGCCTTATTCCAGGGAGCCACAGATGACGTAAACGAGTCCGTGCTTCCAGCACCACCACCACCGCACATAAGCTATACCTCTTTCTTGAATATGAGACCGGCGTTACTAAAGCCAAGACTCTCGATAAATTTTGGGTAACCCTCTCCAGCTTTGCCAGAGGTGATTCCGATACATGATTCAGTGGCACCCTTAGCTTCAGCCCAAGCTGTAAACCCATTGATCATTTCTGCAAGATAAGGTGAGATCTTATTTCGATGCGCCGGTGTAAAAAGAACGACTAGCTCTTGTGCAATTTTCTGTTCAGAGAACCAGTACTCAACAATATTTCCAATAAATAATCCGACAATCTCACCGTCCTTTTCGCACACCCGCATATAAGTATTTGACTCTGCCTGCGATCCCGAATAGACAAGATGCAGTGACTTTTTCACTGACCACCCGCATTTAGAGAAACTACTATTCTGCTGAAACCATACGCCCAAAGCATTGATCTGATCAAAGTCTTCGAGCGAGGGAATCCTCACTGAATAAGACAAATAAACTCCCTTTTTGATTTTTGCGTGGAGGCTATATTCGCGTAGAAGCGAGTGACCTACCGAAGGTGGGTCTGCAAGAGAGTGCAGATACCCGTTTACCTATATTGTAGCTTTTCGGAATCGATTGCCTCAAGCACACGATCCATCCCGCCACAATGGCCGTCCGTCTTGATCGCATTTCTGAAGTGCTCCCGACCCTTTTGGGGAAGTTCATAAGGATGCATTTGCTTCAAACTCAATCAAAGCTCCTTTACCGCAGAACCACTCCACCAAGCCCCATCTGGGATGGATCCACCTCTGGAGGCTGAGCCTGCATACCCGTTCTAGAAACGCGGACCTGATCGACCATATCCATAAGGCGTCTGGCTCCCGCCTCTGTGCTTCCATTCCCGACACCACTCACCGCATCTGCCGGGACAACAAACTCTCCCTCGGAAAGAGCCACTTCCTCTCTGCCGTCAATTACTCCAGGCACGGAGTCGCTCATCCCGTCGCTCGCCATCGCTTCCATCGCAGCTTTCAACCGCTCCAAAGCCTCGATCCCGAACATCTCCACGAATCGGTCGAGCGCGCGACCGGGATCCGGGTGATTGCCCTCCAGCGCAAGGCGGGCTTCGGTAAATACTTGTATCGTCTCCTGCTCCTCGCTACCCGGCGGAGGCCGCTGTTCTACTGCCGCATCGGGAGCGAACCCCTCCACGGGGAGTCCCGGAGGACCCGCCCCACCGGCTACCGCAGCCGCCATACCTCCAGGTATCTCACCCGGCACTGCATTTTCCAGAAGCGAAGCCAGACCGCCCGCCTGGAATCCTCTTGTCGGACCCACCGGATTCCCTCCAACACCCACGGGGCCGTTCTGGAACCCCCTTGTCGGATCACCCGGGTTCCATTGATCACGCACGGAGCCGTCCTGCAACCCCATTGTCGGATCCCCCTGCCCCCCTTCAGCACCCTTTAGTAGAACGGGACTGTCCGGAAACCATGCGGGGCTCCCACCTCCGGTTGGCTGCTGTGCCCACGGCATCAGCCCGCCCGCCTTGAACCCCCTTGTCGGATCACCCGGGTTCCACCGCTCACCCACAGTACTTCTCCCCTGCCATATAGGCCCCTCTTCTCCGATTGGTATCTGTTCCCATGGAAGGTCTCTCCCCTCTTTCAGAGCCTCGGTGGCCCTGCGCCGCGCGCGCTTTTTCGCGTCTTTGCCCCTTGACCCTCCCCCCTCCGGATTCGTAGGGACGAAGCCACCCTCATCCCCAATCGGTTCTAGCCATGCGGGCGTTCCCGTTGTGACCGACTCCGGAGCCCAGGGAGGAGCATCGCCCGTTCTGAAAGGCGCAACCGGAGGCTGAAAAGAAGTGGCATTTTCCACGGTCGTAGGACCCCAATAATTCGGTACACCGTCCCGATACCACACCCCCATCCACCTGAAGCCCTGGTTGCCCCTGTACCCTGCCCCAGTGATATTTTCAAACTTCTGACCCGTAGCATGCAAATCATGTTCCTGCGAGGAGTAGGGAGCGGCGCGGCCCTCGCGGTTCTTGAACCAGTGCTTCTTCGTCGGATCGAACACATAAATCCCATTCCGCGGAAATTGGATCTCCCGACCCGCTGGCACCCCTTCCGGTCGCTCCTGGGGTGCCGCCAACCTCAACTCCTTAACCAAGCGGCTGATCCGCCCTTTATTTACGTCAAGGCGGTAATCCCACTTTGTACGATTTTTCGCCTCAGCCCTCGCCTCCCTCGCTATTGCCTGCTTGGCCTCATCCGGAGCCCACGGAGTCCACGGAGACGCCCCCGGGGCCGTAGCGGTCGCCTCCTCCACGCGTCCCAAAAGATCCGCGACACTCCCGAATCCATGGAGACCCTGGCCCGCCCCACCGGGGGTCTCGTACCCGCCACTACCGGGCGCTCCTATCCCCCCTAGCCCCGCATCCAATCCCGCACTAACCCCGCTCGCCATCCCCTACACCCTCCCGAAATAACGTCGCTCGCGGCCACCCGGCGATATACCGGAGAAGCCCCCCAACTGCACCCGACCCTGCCAAGGCGGCGTCCCGGAGGACTCATATTCCTCTTCTTCCTCACGATCCTCCGGTAGCATCATCGCTCCCAAAACGCCGCCGCCCGCACCCCAGAGACCGCCTCGCATCATATCGTCCTGCGTACCCCAACCCCAGGAACCCTCATCTTCCTCTCCTCCGGCGTCGGTAGCCGGTTCCGTGGTCGGCGAACCCGTGGCCGCCAATACGTCAACATCAGTCGTCTCAGGGATCCTCTGCCGCACACTTGCCAACTGCGCGGGTGCATATCCAGAGCTACTACCGGTGGGCGACGGCTCCCCCACATTGCTCCCCACTACGCCCACCCCCTTTTCCAATATTCCTTGGCCCAGCTCTTTAAAGGCTTGGGTCGAGGGAGCCCCCGAGGCCCCGGCACTGGCTCCTACCGGGTTACCGCCCGCATCCGCTATCCGATAGCTCGACTCGGCCAGCAACGACGGATCCACCCCAAGCGAAGCCTCCACGGGCGGTCGAGGCAACGGCCCCTGAACCCATCCTGCGAGAGACTCTGGAGATACCGGCGAGAACGACGGCTGAATATTGGCGACCGGCGTCGGGATCGTCGACGGAATGATCGGCGTCGGGATCATCGACGGAATGATCGGCGTCGGGATCGTCGACGGAATATTGCTAGCCACTCCCTGGATGGGTACCTCAGCGAACGTCGACGGAATATTGCTAACCACCACCTCCCCTCCCGGAGTAACCGGGGGAACGGCAGCGCCAGCGCCGCCGCCTACTGCGCCTGCGATCCCACCTGTGATAGCACCGGTTGCCGCTCCCATCAGCATCCCTTGGTGGAAGGGCTTATTCTGAGCCCTCGCAGTGAGCCCGCCAGTGACCCCGCCTAGCAACATTCCCGTAACCAGAGGAGCCCATAGGAATGCCTCTGGGAGTCCCGTAACAGGATTAGTCGTAACAGGGCCTAGCGAAGCAAGGCCCTCTACTTCCCGTGGATTCACATGCATCAGAATCGAGTCGCCATAGCGACCATGACTCGCGATCTCGCGCGCCATCCCCGGGTATTTATTCACAGGACTCATTCTGTAACTCCCAACTAGTTAGGGCCTCGGCCCGTCGTCATCTCGACACCAAACGCTGTAATGTCTATCGCACCAGAAGCCTTCGTAAACGTAACCTTGTCCCCTGGCGACAGCGTTAGATTCAGCGTAATCACATGCGTCTGCTTTGCCGTAAGAGGCAGCAGATCGAAGAGTTGTGACACTGGATCCCCGGAACCATCTTCATACTTCACTACGAATAGCGAAAATGACGCCCCCGCATTGTTTGTCTCGCACACCACTACACTCGTCAGGAGCGTCTGCCGTTGAACAGAGACAGCCCTCGGAGAGACCTCCGGGTCTGAAGCAGCCGAGGAGGCCACTGTAGTCGCGGCAGGGATCGGGACCTGATACAAATCCCCCGTGTCCACCAGCATACCCAGGATCGCGTAACGATCAGACATAACTCGTCACACCACAGGGAACCGCGAGTAGGCTCTCCCTCTTCGACGCCGGAGAAGCCTCCCCATCCTGGGAGGACTCCGCCGCGTTCACAGCGGACGACAGCAGAAGCAGATAGTTCTCGATAGCCCAGGCCCTCCGCATTAGAGACTCCGGATTCATGCTGGAATAGGCGCTGGGCGTCGGCAGCGGCTGCCACACTACCGGCATTACCGCCTCCCATCCGGGCGGACATCCACCCGTGTATCTCCCAATCTCCACTGGAAGTTGGATCCGTTGCTACTCACTTTCATAGAAAGTGACCTCGCCCGCCCTCGCACTGCGGTCGCATTGCCGACCGGCGCATACGTCGAGGCGCTGTTGGGGCTCCCAACTACAAAGGTCACATCCGAAGAACTCTCCTGCGACGACGCTTCTCCAGGGAAATTCCTCCCATTTAGAGCGAACGTCACCACCGGGGTTGCAGACGTATCAGTATTAAACACCTGTACATCTGGAAGAATTCTCGAATAAAACGAGAACCTTTCCCCCTCCGATATCTCCACTTCCCCACTCTCGATATGCGCCGCGAGAGTCGCACCTTGTGCGGAGGCTCCCGTCTCCTGCGCCATCACCGCCGACTGCTCCTGCATTGGCACTTGGTAATCAGGGGACGCACCCGACATCCCCGCCTGTGCGTACTCCAGCAGATAGGGGGACATGGGATTTGCGAACACCACCGCATCCCTCCACGCGGTCCTCGAATAGGATGTAGAAGATCCTTCGCGTTCGCTCACAGCCGACATGTCCAACGAGCCCATCGACCACACATTGTCCTCGTAATTAAACATCGCAAACCGATCGGGCTCGAATGAATCTGCGGAGGGGTAGAACCAAAGAATCTCCGAGAAGGCAGAGTTCACTGCCGCAAAACACTTATCTTTCTGTTCGTAATTCAAGTCATCAAAGACGTAATTACCAACCGTCGAAGACAGCGGGGACACCGACCCCGTATAGACATAAAACCCATCTCTGCCCATGAAAAATACGTTGTTGGCGACGTTTACAGCCGTCCGGCTGCTCATGATCTCCACGCCCTGGGTAATGAGATTGAAACTGAAAACATCCGGAGGCCCAATAAACCGCATCGAATACACGGCATCGTCGGTGAATATAATCACCTCCTCCTGGGCACTGACACCCCCCAGAATCCTTGAACCTACCCTTAAGACCTGTCCGCCAGAAGTGTTCGAGGGAGACGGGAACCAATCAAATGGATTGTTCTGATCCGACCACCGCACCAGCAGGGTATTCATCGACGGGGTCCCAGTTGTGATGTCATCACAACCGAGAGCCACGCAGTGGCCGTCCTTCTTTGAAATCAGAAAGCTATCTACCAACGTGGGCGGAGAAGAGGAACCTACGAAGTTGGTTGCATTCATCTCCTTGGCCGTCGCAGCTTCCGTTCCAAGAGGGATCCCATTAGAGGAACTCACACTCGCATCCCAGTAGTAGAGAGGGCCACCGGAATTGGAGAGCATGATATCTTCGCCGTAATTATCGATATTCACACGCCGTATCTGGGACACCGAAGCCGCTGTAGTCGCAGCCTCTCCCCATCCACGGGTTGCCCCCGTCACTACCCCGGCAGCATCTGCAATATAGAACGAAGCCGCCGTTCCTCCGCCCGTAGCACTCCCAGAGGTAAACGCGTAGGGGATCGTTATCTCGAACGCCGCGGGTCCGGATGTGACTGCGGTGACAGGCCACCAGTTATCGTTCAGCAGCGAAACGTCTACGCCATCCACCGCGTCCGCGTCTAGGCCCTTCAAATACACAGAGCCACCCACAGCGGGTCCGGTACCCGAAGAATTCGTAATGACAGCGGTGGTCGTTGCACCGTCACCCGCAACGGGGTCTGTACCCAAAGCATACGCAGTTGGAGTTGCGCTACCGCCCCATAGCCCCGCACCCCAACCCATCCCTTCTACCTGTGTGCTCAGCCCTGACTGCACCTTGTAGTAGGCCGTTGGGGTTCCGCTAGTCGTTCCACCGGAGCTTGGGACCACAACGGTATTCGTGGCCCAGTCCTTCAGATAGAACTTGTAATTATCGTCGTCCGTTACTTCTGAAATCTGGAACCCGTGGACCTGGGTTACGAGAGCATCTGTAACTCCCCCAATCGGAAGCCCAGCGGGAGCTGTCGTGAACACAACCCAATCGTTTACCGCAGCGCCATGCCCAGAATCGTTTACGGAAATATTTGGATCTCCGCTAGTGATCGTCCACACCGCAGTCGTGCCAGTCACTCTGTAGGGCGTAATGTCGTATGCCACGGTTCCTACAATGGCGTAGTACTTCCAGTCCGTACCCACAAACTGGTAATTATTACCACCGTAATCCCTAGAACTAAACGCGGCTCGGCCCGTACCCTCCAAGATGTACTCGGCGTCCCTCGACCAACCACCCATCATCTCCGGGTATCCACGGCGGAACCGAATATTATTGGCGTCGTACCACTGCTGCGCGGCAGCGTACTGCGTTGACTCCCGGTGAACCCCCGGAGGTATCGAGATCTTCCTTAGCATCCTACTTCCACGCCCGTACTACAGGGCTCCACGAACTGTCGGTCGCCACTTGACGCTTGTGGGTGGTTGCAAGTCCGTCTAGAACGAAAATATTATTTGTGCTTTCCAGGAACACACCGACCTTGGAACTATTCACAATGAAAGTTAAACCGGTGTCGCCGCCATTATCCTTCACCCCAGACCACGCCCACGGTATTTCATCGTTTACCGCGTAACTAAAATCACCCGTCGTACAACGCAGGGCGACAGTCACCAAAGAGGGGACACCACCAAGTCCGTGATTCACAACCTCTTCGGCAGATGTCATCGCCAAAATCTCTGTAAGCGTACCGAACACGTTATAGAAAAACTGGCCCGTCTCCGTAGCAGTCCTACTACCCGTCAGGACGGTGAACCATCCACCTGAAGCATTCTTCGACTCTACGGCACCAGAATTATCCCGCACCCCGTAGCCACTGGTCCCGGTGGTGGTATCGAAATTTAGATAGCCATCATCCCGAAGCAAGACCCCACCCGTAGTAGAGCCGGTCGTGAGGTTGATATCTCCATTACCATTAGTAACGAGGGAAATGGAGCCATTCGCCGCGTCTGTAATCGTTATCGACCCGCTAGCGACCCCGTCGTTTGTGTCGAGCACCAGATCTTGCGTGCTATTCGTGGTTATCGTACCCGCGGCACTACCGGAACCCACAACAACCTTCCCGGTCGCTGGAGTTAGGTTGATATCACCAGATCCATTCGAAGCAAGGGAGATATTCCCATTGGCGGCGTCTGTAATAGTGATAGAGCCGCTATCTACTCCAGCGTTTGTATCTAGGACTAGATTTTGAGAACCACCGGTCGTGATGGCACCCGGGTTAGAGGCATTACCAACCACCAACTCGCCAGTACCTTCAGGAGTAATGGAGATACTCCCATTACTACCATCCGTAATCGTGATACTTCCCGTCGATGAATGACCCGTTTGCAGTGTGATGTCATTATTACCTGAAGACTTAATGACAGACGCACCCCCCGCACCCGTCACGACGTTCGCAGTCTTTAGGCTCACAACCTGGGCGCTCGTTCTCGTATCTACATCAATGTACGTTGCAGCAGAATCCTTGATCTCAAGGGCAGACTCCTGATTCGCCTTTAGATTTATCAACGCCGCCGCCGGGAACACCAAGCCGTTGATCTGTAGGTTGGAAAGTATATTCCGAACCCATTTATCCCCAGATGTGGTCGCCAGTATTGCGTAGGCTCCATTCTCCACCGCGTAGACATTGGTCCCAAGGGTTGCATTACAGTTGAACGTCAGCGTGTAGCCGCTGGTATTCCACGCAATAAATATCCTATCCGGATAATCCGTCGCCCCCGCTCCACGCACGCGCACCGTCGTTGCCTTAGCAGCATTGGTAAACTGCACCGCCGCGCATCTACCCTCTGAGCCCGCCGCCCCAGCAGCCGCCGCATCGTTCGTAATCCACAGCACCTGATCCGGCGTACCAGACGTGTAGGTCGAACCTGTGGGAGGCACTCGGATATCGAAGTTAATCTTCGTAGCACCCAGTGCCTGCTCGATCCGCTCCCAGTTTTCGTTGGTCGAGGAACCCCAGGTTCCAGCCTCAAGACCCGTACCGATCAGTTTGATCTGGTAATTATTTGTAAATGAAGTTGCCATAATTTAATTACTCCGATGGCCTGGAAGTTTGACCCTGGCTATAGACATCCGATGTTTGCCTCCCCTCTCCCAGGTTCTTCAGCAGCGCCAGCCCCTCCATAAACTGTTTGTCGTACATCTGTATTACATCCGGCTCACCCTTCATGAAGGTGTAAGCCTGCACCAAAGCTCCGTAAAGCAGCACCTCAGGTGCCGTTACGGAAAGCCACGTCACCGTCGTACCGCCCACCGTAATGGAATCCGCAGCCGTCTTACCGTAATAATCCACAGTCAATGGGTAGATCGCGTCCGGGATCGGTCCTAGACGAATCGACATCGTAGGGTTCGTGAGCGTTGGGGATGCCGCAGACACTGACGCGGAGGACACCGCGTAGTACTTGGGGATCCCCGTACTCGACGCTCCGGACGTACCAGGGTACGCCTCCAAGAGGAAATCGTATTCTTTCCTAAGCAAGTACCGGACTGGTCCGCTGTCTACGGCTTCAGCGCCAGAAACCACACTCTCTCCCACACGCGCCGACAACACATCGATTACACCCGCCTCCAGCGCATAGGAAGAAGTCCCACTCGCCGTAACCTGGGTGATGTCACTATTCCAAAATCCCGGCATTTGCACGGACAGGAAGACCTTGTCCTCCGCCGCAAGAATGAAATTGTCGATATTCGCTACGAAAGCCGTCTCGCTATTCTGGCAATAATCTTGTATCGCCGTTGAGAGAGCAGTGTAATTCATCGGCTAGGACTCGTAGAAGTACAGCCCTTTCGTAGCGGCACCCGTTCCCCGTGTCTTTACACGCTTCGGAGTACCCCTGCGAACGGCTCCACCCGCTTTGTACTGCTGAGTATTCTCTACCCGGAGGTCGGGATCTTCAGCAGCCATCTGCTGCGCTCTCTTGATGCCTCCCGGGGTGTAATCCTCTTCCTTTACAGTACGCCCAGACTTATCCACTACTTTCGGCATGTCTCACTCCTCTTCCACTCGGACGTAATCGATCTCGAAAACGCCAGAAGTGGTCACGTCACTAAAAAACACCCAGTACAATCCCGTAATCGTACCGGCCCAATCATCCTCCCCGCGCAACCCCCACGTCAACAACTGATACGGCTCACCCATCTGGAACCAATCCGGATTCGTCTCAGACCTTGCGCTATAGGGGTATGCACCGGAAGACGTTCTCCAATACATCTGCCCCACGTAAGACTGATTCGGATTCGGGACAGGTCCAGAACCCGTCTTGACCCGCACTCGCACAAAGTCATAGGACGCCGCGTCGATGCTCACCACCGGGCTAACCACACCATTCAGCGTGCGCCCCGCAACCGTGTCGTAGGGCGAACACAGAATCGTACCGGAATCCGCCTGATGAACCACCGTTCCAAAGACCACATCACCCGCACCCACATCCCGGGTCAGGCTGAAATCCTGGTCACTGTCCGTGAAGTCGTAACGCACCGCACCGCCGTAACGGCTCTGCGAGAGCCCCTGCGGAGGTCGTGGATTCCTAAGAGCCTGGGGGTCACTCACAGGCCACCGGCCCACCTGGAGCTGCGGCTGGTCGGGGTCCCAACACTGCGGACAGACGAGAAACCCCGTCGCGTGGAGATCGACAACCTCAGACTTCAGTTCCGGAAGGGAATACTGAAACCCACACCGGTCACAGATTCCAATCGCATTCTTGGATGAAGCGAAGGGGCTCCCCACTTCAATAGCTCGGTATGCGCGGAACGAATCGCGCCGAGGTCTTCACCCGGTCTTCATCCGCAGCCTGCGAGAACACCTCCTCATACTGCTGCTTGAGCATCTGAATACGGCTAGCCGCTTCCGGTCGCTTGCAAGCGATATGGTAAGCGAGCCCACTTACCAGGGCGGGCTGGAATCGCGACGGGATGCCCATCGTATTCCCCGCGTTATCCCCCGCATCGGCAATGCGCTTCATCCTCCAATAGATCACCTTGTACTTGGTGGAACTATCCGGACGCGGCCAGAACGTCACAATATCGTGCTGATTCGTAGTAAAAGTCAGGGTTACGTTGTTATTGATAGCGGTAGCATTCTGCGACAATACCAGGGTTGTGCCATTCGTAACGGACGCCACAGTCGTTGCCACGTCCGTGCCACCCTCTGCAACAATCCCCGTCCCCGTTACAACCATTCCGGCAGAGACGTTGGCCGTCGAATCCATTGTTACGGTTGCCGACACCGTCGTATCGCACGTTCCATCGGAAAAGGACGACACATTGAGAATCTCCTTCCTCTCCAGATAAAACTGGAGCGGCCTGGAAGAAGAGAGCTTGTTGGGGATGGTCGCATACGTGGGCTCCGAGATGCGGTTCAAGGCATAGTCGGACTGCGTTGTAACGCCACCGTCATTGGTACGCAGCACCATGTCCAAGACAGAGATCGTCCCTGCCGCGAGACGATAGGAAGCGGTGTCCTGGATCAAGAAATTTGTCGTAAGAGCCGTTCCATCCTCTGCCGTATCGAGGAACTTCTCTTCGACCGTCCAGAGATTGATCCCTCGGTTCTGCCACTCCAGGGTTAAGAAGTTTATACTTCTCCTTGCACTGCGGAGGTCGAATCCAGAGCGCAGCTCCAGGCCCGCCCGCTCGAACGCCTCTTCTACAATATCCCCAATCTCGGGATTGAAGCTGTACGTTCCGCTAATTGCCATTGCGAATAGCCTCTAAGATTTCTCGCCCCTGATCCATTTGTTCCACTCGGAGATCTCTCAGGTCCCGCTTCACTTCATTCAAAATCACGGCGTGATGCACTAGGTTGGTCGCAACCCCCTCCAGCCTCACCTCGATCAGGGTTACGTCCGCTTCCCGGGCGGAACCCGGGTGCTTTGGTTCACCAGAATGTGATACCGACATAAAGAAAAGGCCCCCAATACAGGAGGCCACAAGCGTCACAGCTCCCCAGAAGGTCGAAGGGGTCACAATATCCATACTAAGCTGTCGGACCCCCGGTGTAGAAGAGAGACAGGGTCATCGTACCATCGAACGCAGCCGTAGTCCCTCCTACTGGCGCGTATTGGTCCTTACCTAAATACACTCCATCTTCAAAGAGAATCCCATTGCCGCCGCAAGGGAACGTGAACGTCCTGCTCTGCCCCCCCCACGCGGGCGGTACCGTGACGAACTTCAGCAAGACATCAGCAGTTGAAGCCGATCCGCACAAGTAATATGCCCGGTTATTTTCTTCCCCTACGAGGCGGCCCGCCGCCGGGCCTACATCCCTCCCGTAACCACAGGACAACACCTGATGCAAGGCTACGCGGCCCTCGATGATCTTCGTAGGGGCAGACGGGGCGGTCACTGCATCCCCCAACACATCATCCGTAAAATACACCTTGCAATGGTCAACTACATCCATGGACACTACACCTGATACATGATGTTTAAGGTTATGCTCTGTGAGTAGCTGGTTACAGCCGGGGATTGGATAGAAATGGAAAGCCCATTATCGAACAACACCCCCGGACCCGGAATTGTCACCATCACACCCCCTTGGTTGCAGGTCACATAGTGCCCTAATGCGCGCGTCACGGTCGCTACCGCCCCGAACACCACAGCAGGAGATGCCGAGGCATCCCTGAAGTAGACCCTCGGCCAAGTTGCAAACGTCAGCCCCCCAGTGAAGTTCCCATTTTGCACCGAGTAGCTCGCCTCAAATGACGACAGCACCAATCTCGTACCCGCGGGAGCCACCTCCAACGAAGCGTCCGTACTGGGCGTCTGGTCTATCGCTGCCCCCGCCGCCGCTTCCATCTTCCACGCCGCTGCCGATACCCTGTACGTCATTGGTAAAACACCGTCATCACCGCATCGCCCTGAGACCCTACACCCGTTCCCGCGCTGAACGTAAATTCTACCTCCAGCCCATCGGACAATTGTATATAAGCATCTTCCTCTAGCATTAATGAGAAGCTGCCAGTCGCCCACGCCGCAGAGGCTTGCAAAGAATTGCCCCTACAGTCAAAGATGATTAGGCGTGAGGATGACGTAGGTCCATCGTAAAACGAAACATCTGCGATCGCGGTGGAGCTATTTACTCCCGGCCAGAAGAAATTGCAACCAAACCAATGCATATGATCGGGGAGACCCGCCAGGGCTACCCGGGCACCATTCGAGATGGACGCAGTGGCTATCGTGATCACCTTACTTTGCAGGTATGAAAAACCCATCTAACCCAACTGGTATGTGATCGACACAAAGTTAACTCCACCAGACTTTCCCCTTACGTAGATATCGTCATCCGCAAGAATCCCGTGAGGGCTTATATCCCAAAAACGCATCAACGATAGGTCATCGTATCCCGTGTATTTCGCATCCCCGTTGAACAGCTCATACACTTTTACACCGCTCGCGGGATCCCCGCTCCACACCTCCAACCCGGCGCTAGCCGTAAAATCAGCGGGCATATACCGTACCTGGAATATCCTGCACCGACTTGCAGCATCCATATCCAGAATCTTCACCGCAGTGATTTTATTGGCGGCGGATACCGAGAGACTCGCATTAGAAACGTAGGCTGACTTCATAGACTACTGCTGGTACGCCACGGTTGTGTTCAACGCCGTCACGTTCGTATAGGTACCGTCACCCCGCACAGCCATACCCAAAACACCTCCAATCCTTATGCCATTCAATGGGAAGGTATAAGCGAAAGTGTTGACTTCCGTCTGCGAGTAACTTGCAAAATCGCATATCCTGATGATTTCCTCATCACCG